CGCCGTCTTCCGGGCCATCTCCTATATTAGCCAGACGATCGGCTGTCTCCCCTGGGAGGTGCTCCTGGATACCGCGGACAAGACCACGAAAATGACCACATACCCGCTCTGGCGCCTGCTCAAGACCCGTCCCAATCCGGAAATGGGCTCCCAGACATTCCGGGAGACGATGGTTTCCTGGGCCCTCTCCTGGGGGAACGGGTATGCGGAGATCGAGCGCGGCCCCGGGACCGTCGGGCAGCCCATTGCCCTCTGGCCTATATCCCCGGACCGGGTCGAGGTCCGCCGGGATCCGGGTACCCGGCAGATTTATTACGAGGTTTCGAATTACCAGGGGGGCACAACCAAGATCGACCCGATGAACATGTTCCACCTCCACGGCCTCGGCTTTGACGGCCTGGTGGGATACTCGGTCATCAGCTACGCCTCGAGGTCGATCGGCCTGGGCATGGCGGCCGAGGGCTACGCCTCGGACTTCTTCGCGAACGGCGCCATATCCACGGGCGGCTTGAAGCATCCGGGCACATTAAGCGACAAGGCGCGGCAAAATATCAGCGAAAGTTTCCAATCGGTCATCCAGGGGCAGGGAAAACGCTTCAACATCCCCGTTTTCGAGGAGGGGATGGAGTGGATTGACATGATGGTCAACCCCGAGGACGCCCAGCTCCTCCTGACCAGGCAGTTTCAGATCACGGATATCGCCCGGTGGTTCGGCCTCCCGCCGCACAAGCTGCAAGAATTATCCCGAGCGACGTGGGCGAACATCGAGCACCTCTCGATGGAGGTGGTGAACGACGCCCTCATGCCCTGGATCATCCGCCTGGAGCAGGAGGCGGACTATAAACTGCTCCCGGCCAGCCAAAAAGGGCTGCGTACCAAGCTAAATGTGCGCGGATTGCTTCGCGGGGACGATAAATCGCGGGCCGAGTACTACAAGATCCTGCACGACATCGGCGTCTACAGCACCAATACCATACTTCGCCTTGAGGATATGGACCCGGTCGGCCCGGAGGGCGACGAGCTGATCGTGCAGCTCAACCAGACCACGCTGAAGAAACTGGTCGCCGGCGATGTCCCCGGACCCAGCCCCAAACTGGCATGGCAATCCTACAAAATGCTGTTCCAGCATGCCTACGAGCGCATCTTGAGGCGGGAAATCGGCCAATTCGAGCGCGACGGGGCCAAGAAAGAGGATTTCCAGGGATGGTTCAACCATTACTTCACCCGGGAGCGCCCGAGGATCGAGCAGGAGATCGAGCCCATCGCCGTGAGCCTGCTCCTCCAGATCGCGCCGGAAATTAAGCTGAACGGGCAGATCCCCGAGGTTCTCGCCCGCTTCATCGACTGGCACGTGGAGACCGTCCGGGGAGCGTTTTCGGCCTTCTTGGAGGGCAAAACTGACGATTTCTGCACTCCGGAGCGCGTAAAAGAGGGCGGAAAGCGCCTGATCGAGGGCCTGGCCGGCCTATCCGTCGAGGCGAAAGGAGACACCCATGCCTTACCCCAATGAGCATGCCTGAAGGATGAAGAACCCCGGTCAGTATGACCGGTTCTACCGGAAGGGCTGCGACCAGAAACACGAGGGGAAGTGCATCGACGTGATCTACGGCGTCAAAAACGAGAAATCGGAGGTGCAAGCCTTGAGATACAAAAAAGATACCTGGAACGAAGCCTCCGCCCGGAGCCACTGCAAGACCCGCGGCGGCTCTTTCGAACCCGCGAGTTCGAAGGACAAGGCCAATCCGGCCCCCATGAACTTCACCCACAATTCGACCGTGGCGGACGGCGAACCCGACTGGGCCAACGTGGACAAGGCGGCCCTTCCCCGGGCCGCCTTCGCCGACCAGGGCGAAGAGGGGAAAAAGAGTACCTGGGCATACCCGCACCACTGGGTTAAAAACGGGGGCAATAAGGACGATAACGGCGTCTTCACCTCCGGGACGATGTATCTGCACAAAGGGGGCCTCAATGCCGCCTGGTCCGCCGCCCAGGGCGGGAGGACCGGCCAGGAAGCCTCCCAGGCGGTCAAGGACCACCTCCAGACCCACCGCAAGGCCCTGGGAATGGAAGATAGGGCGTCCGCCCCGGCCCGGGGATACTCCGTGAAGGCCCAGGCCAATGAGGCGGAGGTCTGGATCTACGAGGAGATCGGCGAGGGGTGGTTTGGCGGGATCTCGGCCAACCAGTTCGCCAAGGACATAAAGGCCCTGGGCGACATCAAGACCATCCATCTCCGGCTGAACTCGCCCGGGGGCAACGTCTTCGACGGCGTGGCGATTTACAACATACTGAAGCAACACAAGGCCAGGGTCAAGGTCAGCATCGACGGGCTGGCCGCCTCGATCGCCTCGGTCATCGCCATGGCCGGGGACGAAGTCAGCATGGCCGCCAATTCGATGATGATGATCCACGAGGCCTGGACGATGGCCATGGGGCCGGCCGCGGAGCTCCGGGCGGCGGCGGACATGATCGAGAAGGTCAACGGGACGATCATTTCTACTTATTTGACCCGGGCCACCGTGGGCGAGGAGAAGATCTCCGAGCTGATGAGGAATGAGACCTGGATGACGGCCGAGGAGGCCATGGGCTACGGTCTGGCCGACAAATTGACCGAGCCGGTCCAGGCGGCGGCCCATTTCGACCTGTCGAAGTTCAAATACAAGAATGTCCCGAAGGATAAGACGGCGCCGGGGCCGCTGGAACGCCCCGCAGCGTCGAGGCAAAGGCTGGCGTCGATGCAGATCGCCGCCCAGAAGATCAGGGCCGCTGGAACGCCCTAAAAATCAAAACCATTCGACGGGGCTCATGGTCATGAGCTTGCCGAATGACCATCAACGAAGGAGGGTTATACCATGAAGTTCATCGAATCCATTTGGGCGCTATTGCTCATGCTGGCGGCGTCCCCCTTCCGCATTTTCGCCGACGGTGGCCCGCAGGACGAGAAGATCAGGGAACTCCAGGACAAGCTGCTCGAGCTGAACGAGCGCGCCCAGATCCTGCAGGCAACGGCGGACGCGGAAAACCGCGCCCTGAAGGAGGACGAAGAGAAGGAACTCAGCGGCATTTTCTCCCAATTTGAGAATATCGAGGAGGAAATAGAGCGGCGCAAGCTCATCGCCGCCCAAACCCAGAAGCTGGTCCAGAGCCAGGGCAGGAAGGCCGATCCCCAGGACCCCGATCCGCAGAACAGGGTCAATGATCCCCCAAATGAGCCGCCCCCGCGTAGAAGGCAAGGCGGGATCGTCCAGGTCGTCCAGGACCGCGGGAGGTGGGGATGGAGGAACATGGGCGAATTCGCCATCGCCGTTCGGCATGGCTCCAGACCCGGGGCTTCCATCGATCCCCGGCTGGTAATGAATGTCCCGACAACCTACAGCACGGAGGGCGTCGGCGAAGATGGCGGCTATGCGGTACCCCCGGATTTCCGGACGGAGATCTGGCAGAAAGTAGCCGGCGAGGATTCCCTTTTCGCCAGAACCGACCAGTATCAGACATCCAAAAATACTATGGTCTTCCCGGCCGATGAGACCACCCCCTGGCAGACCTCCGGCGGCGTCCAGGCCTATTTCGAATCCGAGGCGGGAAACCTCAACCAGAGTAAAGTCGCCCTGAAGGAGAAGACCATCCGTCTGAATAAACTGACGGCCCTTGTACCGGTGAGCGAAGAACTCCTGGAAGATGCCCCCGGCCTTGACAGCTATTTACGCAAAAAGGTCGCAGAGAAGATGGACTTCAAAATCACGCTCAAACTGGTTCAAGGCGTGGGCGCCGGCGAGCCTCTGGGGATCCTCTATGCCCCGTCATTGGTGACCGTGGACAAGGAAACGGGCCAGGATGCGGACACCATCGTGGCCGAGAACATCAGCAAACTCTGGTCCCGGCTTTATGCACCTGTCCGCCGGAATTCAATCTGGCTGATCAACCAGGACATCGAGCCCCAACTGGATAGCCTCAGCATCGCAGTCGGAACGGGGGGGATACCGGTATATATGCCGGCCGGAGGTCTTGCCGATGCCCCGTATGGAAGGTTGAAGGGGCGCCCCGTAATCCCGACGCAGGCATGCGAGACGCTGGGCGATAAGGGCGATATCATCCTGGTGGCCCTGGATCAATACATGACCGCGGCCAGGATCGGCGGCGTCAGAACCGACGTCAGCATGCATCTCTGGTTCGATTATGCGGTCCTGGCTTACCGGTTCATCGTCCGGATCGCCGGGCAGCCCTGGTGGGCATCCTATATCACACCCAGGGACGGCAGCAATTACCTGTCCTGGGCCGTCACGCTGGCCGAGCGGGGGTAAAAACAGGTAAGAGGCGCTAGGTTTGAGGTTTGAGGCAAAATCATTCAAATAAAAGGCAGCCGGAGGAGACAGATCCCCGGCCGCCTTCCCAAACTTGAAGGAGGATTAAAACGATGAACCCGAATGTTTTAGCCAGCGAAAAAGTTGCCGTTGTTGGGGTGCTGAATCCGGTATCGGTTTCTACCGTGCAATATACCGGGGCAATCGATATGAGCAAGTTCTATCAGGCCCTCGGCATTTCCATGGTCGGCGTTGTAGGAGATGGAGCGGTCACTTTGCAGGTTTTCCCCTGCAATGCTGCCGGGAATGCCCGAGGGACGGCGCTCAAAACCGCAACCTACACAGAAGCCAGCGGTGACCACGAAAATATGCAGATTGTGATGGGGGTGAGGGCTGAAGAACTTCTGGATCAGGCGACTTATAATCGGTATGTCCAGTTCGGCTTGACATGCGCTGGAACCGGAGTGGGGGCGATTGTAGCCCTCGGGGTCGATCCCAAATATGGCCCCGCTTCGGACGATGATCTTGCCAGTGTCCATGAAATCGAGAACGATCTCGATTAGGAGGTGAGCCGTGAAGATCCGATTCTTGCAGGATTATCAGGTCAAGGATGCCGAGGGCCGGGAGTTCAAGAAGGGGGAGGTCTATGATCTCCCCCCGGATTCCGCCCGGCATTTCCTGAACCGCCGGCGGGCGGAAGCGGTCGGCATTGAAGCCCCAACTCCAGCACCGGAACCGGCCGCCGGCCCCTCCGTTCTGCAGCCGATTCCCCCGGAGGAAGATCCAACGGCTGCAAAGACGGAGGAAGCAGGGGAGAAATCCACCGGGTCTCCGGCGCCATCCGTGCAGGAGAAACCCCTCGGTGGCGAAGGTGATGCCCTAAAGGCCTTCCATCAGGGCCAGAGCAAATACCGGAGGCGAAAGCTGTCCGGATCCGAAGACTAACATTCAATGCCTCGAATGGCATGAAGGGAGAAGAAAATGAATTATAACCAATCTACCCGCCAGAGGCTGGCGGATATGATTCTCGGCATGAAGGTCAAGACGGGGATCCTGAACAGTGCAACCTACCTGGTTTCCGCCAAGCAGACGGAACTTTTCACGGTGAAGGGTGCGATCCTGGTTACGCAACTTTACCTTGAGATCATAACCGATTGTTCGGCGCATGCAGCCCAGGTCGTTTTCAACGCCACCTTTTCAACCCCGTCCATCCTGGCAGCGCCCATGGGCACGAAATGCGCC